AGAGCATGAATTGATCGAGGTAGAAGACTGATGATCAAAGCATGGACTGATGAAGCATGGGAAGATTATCTGTATTGGCAGAAAGAAAGCAAAAAAGCATTAAAGAAGATCAATGATTTGATCAAAAGTATTGACAGAAACGGGTACAATTGCGAAGGAAAGCTTGAACCATTAAGTGGAGATCTGAGCGGATATTACAGCATACGCATAGATAAGAAAAATAGAATAGTGTTCAAAATAGAAGATGAAATAATAAAAATAGTACAATGTGGATCTCACTATAGGGATAAATGAAAATTGCGGCTGTATCAGATATCGGGTACAGTCGCAATTTTTGTTTTAAAAATAATTAAAAACTCATGGAAGATTATATAAAGAAAATTTCGGGGTAGGCACGCAGGGGACAAGGTTCCATGCTATAGTGATTAAAGATAACAGCAGACAGGGAAGACGAAAGCTTACACTGCCTGGAGTTATCTAACTCAAGCCCTTTATAAAATAATACTCCCCCTTGTGCGTCCGTATATCCTCTCCTCTTGCGGGCGCACGAATTCTGTAGGGGGATAAAGTGGAATGTTTGAAATTTTGAACATAAAGGGCAAAAAGTTCTGCAGAAGCGGCATAACAAAAGGTAATGCACATTGAATCAGATTCAGTGGCAGCGGGCACAGAAAAAAATTAAAAGAAGTAGGCACGCAGGGGACAAGATTTCGTGTTATAGTGACAACGTGGTCATTTGAAGAGCATAAAGCAGAGAAAGAACAGGGCATTAAAACCCTGTTCTTTCTCTGCGTTGGGCTGGCGTCGGCTTTCGTTAGGTACTTCCTAGGGGGTGTACCTACTGCGGGTACGGCGAGCCCCGGTTTTTTTGGCTTTAAAACAAAAATTTTTTATACATGTCCGTCCTCCTTTTTGGGAAGACGGACTTTTGATTGTGTACAAAAAGCTACTAATTAATGCAACGAAAATTGCATACGTAAAAAGAACGGATTTTCAAATAAAAAAGCGGACGTGTAAGGTGGTGCATATGCATGTCACGAAGGGGGACATATGGAGGTTACGCAGAAAATCCTTTCGGAGTGCCTGGGCATTACGGAAAGGCAGATAAGACGGCTTAAGCAGGAAGGACTCTTCCAGAAGCCTGCAGGGGAAAAGAAGTACAATCTTGCAAAGTGTATGCAAGAATATATTCGCTTTAAAGTTGCAGATGAGACAGGACGCAGGAGAAGAATAGACAAAGAAACCGTATCGGCAGAGCATGAAGAAGTAAAAAAACAGATTTCGCTGTTAAAACTTAGAAGATTGAGAAGAGAGCTCCACGAGTCAGCAGACGTGGAGCTTTATTTGACCGATATGTTAATGACATTTAGAAAAAAGCTCGAAGGGCTTCCACAAAAGGCGGCGGTTCAGATCAATGGAGTAAAAGACCTGAATGAGGTCATGTCTATTCTCAAAAAAATAGTAGAAGAGTCGCTTAATGAGCTTGCAAAATACGATCCGGACGAAATAGATGGTCAAAGGGCAGGAAGCTTCGAGGAAGACATGGAGCTTCTGGAAGATGAAGAGGAAGAGGAGATAATGGAATGAGCCAAAGAAGCCGTTCAAAACATAAGACGGCGAGGCTCTTTCAGAGAGTAGCCCAACGCTGTCTGTCCGTAGAGAAAATTCAGACCGTTTCAGAGTGGGCTGAGGAAAACAGGATCCTTGATGACAGTAATAATATTGCCGGAAAGTGGTCAAATGACATTACTCCGTACCTCTGCGAGATTATGGATACCTTCAATGATCCATACATTCGGCATGTTGTCATGTGCAAAGGTTCACAGCTCGGCGGTACTGAAGCAATACAGAATATAGCATATTACATCGTGGATCGCACTCCTGCACCCACGATGTTTGTTTATCCAACAGATGATCTTGCTAAGGAGATAAGCAATGACAGGCTTAAGCCTTCGATACGGCTTGTACCTAAACTCTGTAGACTTTTCATGGAGAGGGAGTCCAAGGAGCAGGAACTGAGGTTCCGAAATATGAAAATTTACCTCAGGAGCTCCGGATCTCCGTCTAAACTGGCATCAACTCATGTCAAATATCTATTTTTTGATGAAATCGATAAGATGAGCGGCGCCAGCAAGAAGGAAGCTTCTCCATATGATCTGGCTATAGAGCGTAACAAGACTTACAGACCGCAACAGAAGGTATACGAAGTTTCCACGCCGACTCTTAAAACTAATTACATCTGGAAACATCTGCAGGCGGCGGACGAGTTAAAACATTATTTCGTCAGGTGTCCGCATTGCGGCGAAGAAATAGAGTTCAAGTGGAAACAGATACAATACGACAACGATAAAGAGAAGAACCTGTCTATACATGAGAGAGCTGAGACTGCACAATATGTCTGTCAGGAATGTGGATGTGTGATCGAGGATGGTGACAAGCCCCACATGCTCCGTGAAGGGCAGTGGAAAGTAGTCGAAAAGCATGGAATGGGAAGGGCTAAGACAGTTGGATACTGGATATCCTCTTTGTATTCGGTATTTCTCAAGTGGTCGGATGTAGTAGAAGAGTGGCTTAAAGACAAGGATGATCCGGATAAGCTGCAGAATTTTGTTAATTCATGGCTTGCGGAGCCGTGGGAAGACACACAGCTTAAGACCTCCGAGGACACTGTCATGGAAAGGCAGACAGAACTTCCTGAGATGATCGTTCCGGAGTGGGCAAAGATGCTCACAGGCGGAGTCGATGTGCAGGAAACTTCGCTTTATTATACGATCAGGGCATGGGGAGACTACACGACTTCGCAGAACATAGTCCATGGTCAAGTGCTGTCGTTTGCTGACATTGAACAGGTCATGAATCTTGAATATGTGAAGGAAAACGGGCAGAGGATGATAGTCAACCTCTGCCTTATTGATTCCGGTTATATGCCGGACGACACGTATGACTTCTGTTTAAGCAATTCGGACTGGGCGATGCCTGTAAAGGGTGCTTCGAACCCGATGAATGACAGATGGAAGATCTCTAAGATCAATAAAGAGAATTCCAAGGCTTATGGCATGCAGTTGGTCATTGTTGACGGCGGACAGATAAAGGATTCCATTGCTTCAAGGATGAAAAGACCGAATGGCAGTGGAAGCTGGATGGTTTACCAGGGCTGTGATGTAAATTATGCTCAACAGGTGACGTCCGAGCAAAAGGTCAGTGTAAAGCAGGGTGATAAGGTTGTTAAAAGATGGGTTCAGAAGATTTCTCATGCGGCAAATCACTATCTTGACTGCGAAGTATACGCAATGGCTGCGGCTGAGATGCGTGGAGTAAGGTCACTGCATCTTGAAAGTATAGAAGCCCAGCAGCCAAAAGTACAAGAAAGAAGCAAGTCAGACGAAGAGAGTTGGTTTCCAAGTGATCTGAGCAACTGGTTAGGAGGTTAAATGGAGAATACAGAATATGGCTATACGCCGGAAGAGCAATTAAATACGGTAAATGATGCCATTCATGCAATCCTTGTGACCGGTCAGAGCTATAAAATAGGCAGCCGCTCACTCACAAGGGCTGATCTGGCACTCCTCAGGACTATGAAAAAGGAACTTGAGGCAGAGCTTGCAACAGAAACAGAAACGGGTCTCTTCGGAGACACTTACGTAGGTGTTTTTGACGGGAGGTAGAAATGAACTGGCTTGACAATGTCATAGGCTGGCTATCACCTGAGGCGGCCTACAGAAGACAGGCATTTCGTAATGCACTTGAGATTGAAAGAAGCTATGATGCGGGGACTTATACCAAGAACAATCAGAACTGGAGAGTTTTTAACGAATCTGCCGAGTCTGAGGATTCGTGGAATCGCGATATTGTCAGGGCGCGAGCAAGGGATCTTGAAAAAAATTCCGATGTCATGAATTCGATCATAGGTGCATATAAAAGAAATGTCTTTGGTGCAGGCTATCACTTGAGAGTCAGCACAGATAATACAGAGCTTAATACGCAGCTTGAAAAGCTTTGGGAGAAATGGCAGAAGAAAAGAAACTGCGATGTCACAGGTACGCAGACGTTGTCACAGATCCTGAGGATGATGGTCGAGAGAAAGAAGGTGGACGGAGGCGCGATACTTCTCAAACGGTTTACGTCAGACGGTTTTCTTCCGTTTCAGCTGCAGGCTCTTGAGGTAGATGAGCTCGATGTAGTATCGACCGGTACTCACGCAGATGGGAACAAGGTCGTGGGCGGTATAGAGTACAATTCATATAACAAGCCGGTAGGCTATTATTTCAGACGTTATTCTACAGATGGATATACAACGGAAGACTCCGAGTACATCCCTGCAGATAACGTCATTTTTATGTATTCAAAGAAACGTCCTTCACAGGTACGAGAGATGTCGGATATGGCTCCGACCATTACAAGAGTAAGGGATATAAACGAATTCATTCAATCAGTATCTGTCAAAGAACGTATACTTGCATGCTTTTCTGTGTTTATTAAACGTCAGATGCCGCCGTCTACAGGCAGGTCAATGCTTGCAAATGGCGGAGAGGCAGGAAAATACCAGGGCAAGATGCTCACACCCGGTATGATCCAGTACCTGAATCCGGGAGACGAAGTCCAGCAGGTTACACCTACAGGACAGGCAACTGATGCGACTCAGTTCGTCAAGCAACAGATGCGCATGGCCGGAA